TGAATATGAGTTGAAATTCTATACACCCGAATTACGCGGCGAAATGAAATTCAACCCTGAAAACGGCGCTCTGATGGAAAAAGAACTTAAATACCAAGTGTTATTTAATTAAACAATTATAGCCAATTCCAGAAGAATGTAGCTATTATGCCATTTATGACATATTAACGTCACAATTAAAATACAGGTTTTAACACCTTTCTGCAACTTATTTTTGACGAATTTTTGACGAATGCAAAATAACCTCCTCATAATTGGGGAGGTTATTTTATGCAATCTTTATTTATGATGATGATGCTTCCCAGCTCTCCACAGATAAAATACCTTACCTGTACCAGCATCAGGATCATTGATGTACGCTTTAGCAAATTTAACATACTGAGCAACATCTTCTCCCCATAGGTGAGAATAATCGCTATGTAGCATATTCAATAAGTAATACCAATCATACTTATTGGCTTTAATACCATTTTGATCCATGACACGGGTTGTTTCTTCTAACGTCCAATGCTCGCCAGCAGTGCCGTCAACATTTTTCATTTCCGAAACGGCTTTTTTAGCAAGATGCTCATCGAAGTGCGGTCCATGAGCTACGCAATGAATTTTCATCATTACAGCTTCATAATCATCTTCATCGTGTGCTTTAAGTTTTTCCAATGCTCCACAGACGATACAATCGATTTCATCTTCTTTCATTTCATCGCCGTCCACGATATCAATATAATCTTCGTACTTATGCATCCTTGCTCACCGCCTTAGTATTTTTTACGGTCTGAACTTCAGTATTATCTTCTGCAGGTTCTGCTGTTGCTACAGGCAGTCCGGTTACAGTACCACAGTTGCAGGCAGCAATATAGCCGCATTCAAGAACAAAGGTTGCACTGTCAGCAGCTACCAGCAAAGAATAATTACGTCTGGTTCTTACCTGATTTGCATATAAATGATGTCCGCATTTACGATTTACATTATACAAAGTAGCACCAGTACCGATTTTAATAACTACTGGCATAAGATTTGTAGCAGTAGAAGGAATATCCTGCGCTATCCTAATACAATATCTAACGCAGTTTTCATAAGTGCCGTCAGGAATGGTCAACACCAAATTACTGCCGCTTACTGCTACAGCCGTGGTCAATATAGTTCTGCAATTACAAGTTGCCATTTATAATTCATCTCCTTAAATTAAAACAGGGAAGCGTGACAGCTCCCCTGTTTCTTAGTCACGCATTCAGCGGATATTAGCAGTTACCACAGCCGTTGCAGCCATAGCCATTCATAGCCGTATAAGGGCTACAAGTGATATAAGCCGGTTGCGGGAACGGGCGTACTGCGTTGATAATGTTGGTAGTTTGAGCAACGTTACCAAGTTGCAGTTGAGCAGCTTGAAGCTGATCGCGCAATTCCTGCATTACGTTAGCAGTAATCAAAGCACGAGTTGCTTCACCTTCTGCATGAATTGCAGTCGTGATCTCACAAGTGTTCTTGTAATTTTCTGCACGAACCGCATCAATGTTACGATTGGTTTCGCAGCAGCATTGCTGAGCGGCAAAACGGCTTTCAGCAATAGCAGATTGTACACCGCTAAAACCTTGACACAAGTCTTTTTGAATGCCAAAGCTCTGGTTTGCTACTTGAGTAAAACCTTGATTTAAAGTATTATTCAGATTGGTATAGAGAAATTCATTAGTCAAAGTATTTACAGCACCATTAGCGCCGCCTCCGAACCCACCGAATCCACCGCCGCCCCAGGCAAGCAGGAAGAATAACATTACTACCCACATCCAGCCGCCGCCAAAACCTGCGCCGTCTGCTGCTGCGGTACGGTTATTCAAATCGTATACAGGCATTACGCCAGTACCTTCCATAGTCATATAGAACATCTCCTTTAGATTTATTGTTTAAAATCCTTTGGTGGCCACCGGTCAGATTTTAATACCAAATTGCGATAAAAGCTGTTGAGCCTGTTGAGGATCAATACCACGTTGCTGGGCGAGATTCATAACAGTTTCTTTTAACTGTTCTGGAGACTTACCTTGCGCCATTTCCATTGCGCGCCCAAACAGGGGATTGTTCCCCAGCATTTTCTGCATTGCTTCCATCGGGTTTGGGTTGCTGCGAAGCTGATTGAATATTTGCATCATTGTGAACGGATTCATTTGCATTTATATTCTCCCCTTTCATATTCATATAACGCTCTAATGAGCTTACTTTTTGCTGCAGGGCCTCTACTACTTCTGCATCAGCATAACGTTTAGGTATAGCCTCTTTTTCAAACGAAAGTTTATAAGTTTGGATAACCGGCATACCATTCATATCAATAGCTTTTGCGTAAATACAATTATCGGCCGGACAAGGGAAATATGTCAGGCTTCCATCTAAATCAATTTGGGCAGCCTTTACTTCATCTAAACTTGCAACTGTACGCCCTTTCATCATCAGGGGCATAGGCGGTTGTGGAACAAACTGCTGTTGCTGATATGCCGGTATCTGCGGCATTTGAGCTTGATAATTATTTAAACGTTGCTGAGTTACTCCCATCATTGCTGGATTAACAGGAGCATAAGGATTTACATACATTGTTATCGCCTCCGTTTCTTACTTATATTGTCGCCTAAATCAGCTCTTATAATCCGTAAACATTCCCTCATAATTCCCTAATATGGGCATAAAAAATAAGGCAGCCACAACTTTATGTGACTGCCTTTAATGCTCTCTTAACTGAATTATACGCCTGCTGCAGATCTCTTTCGACCGTTTGCACTGACGTATCTATTTTCATCGCTATTTGATAGTTTTTAAGATCGTGAATAAACTTGAGTTCTATAATTTCTATTTGCCGCGGCGTTAGTTTGGCTTCTGAAATGATTGCTTCAAATTCCTTTCGTGTGGACTGCGAAAGCCAATCTCTTGCCTGCAAACGGCAAGTATCCATATAATCACCTGCTCGCTGCTATCGCTCCTACTAATACCCCTCCTGCAAATCCCCAAAAGGCCTTCTGTCTCTGCTTTAATTCACTTCTGGACTTTTCTTGTTTTATTTGAATGCTCAACGTCTGCAAGGATTTGTTTTGCTCTGCTATTGTTTTTTTGGAGTTCGACAATGATTCCTGCGCAAGCATTAGCTCGCTCCTTATCTTCTGATAAGATAAACGCTGCTCTTCGATTAGCTTCTTCAGCTCGTTCGAGTTCATCTGCTGCAGTTCCAACGTGTTCGATAGCCCTATCAACAGATTTTCCTGTCTGTTTATTATCGTCTGCAATTCGTTGAACTGTTCCCTGGACATCATTATTGTTTCCGGAAGTTCCTCCGCAAAACAATTTAAAGAAAATGATAAGCACAGCAATAAGGGCAAAACTAATAACAAGATACTTGCTATACCTGATTTGTTTTTCTTCATTCACTTTCTGCCCTTCTTTCAAATTAAATTCTATTTCATTATCATTAAGATAGTTCTATTTTCAATATAATCAACCTGTGCGCCGTCTTCTATACTCCTACTTATATTTCCTAGTGTTTTGGAGATAAAACAACGCACAGGCTAATTCTGTGGCTGGGTTTTATCTTACAGATTGTAATAAGTAATGCACCCTACCAAAATCGCAAGAGCAATACCAGCCCAAATCAAAATACGCTGTTTTTCCATATTAGTCACCTCCTTATACAATTTTTACCAATTATGATGCCACCAGATAGCCTTGCCACGAATAACATCACCGCCTGGTTTCAGTTCTCCGTCGCCTGGCACATCTGGTAATTTCCACAAGTCCCAGCGTTCAAAAGTAGTTGCCGGGCCGTAGTCGTCTAAGTCTGCAGCTTCTGCATGTGTCATTACGGTATCGGCATTAATGTCCAATCCAAGCTCCTCACACAGTACAGCTACAACTTTTGCCATACTATCTATCTGCAACTCTGTCGGTGGCACGTTACCAAAGTCGATATGCCCATCAGCATGAGCTACAGCATCTACGCAGCACGCTAAAGCGATACCTACAGCCCCTGTATTACGCCGCCATGTATGAGCCTTATATTCAGTTAAATCATCGGTAGTCGCCATAACAGCTCCGTCGCTGTCAATGTTTAAATGATAATCACTGAAAAACTGGTGATAATTACCAGCTGACCAGTGTAGATATATCTTATCAATATTACCTTTAGCCCTTGCTGCTAACTGCCGCAGCTCATCTAAAGTGATTCTTTTTGTCACCATTATTCTCTGCCTCCTGTTCAAACTTGTCAGGGACACCGTCCCCGTCTTTATCTACTAAACTCGTAGCTATAAAGGTCACAAATGCAACCATAGCCGGGCCTGTGATCTCACGTATCAACGCCAGCAGGTCAGGCATAACAATCTTATCCAACCACAACCACATATACATCCACGCAGCGTAATAGGTCAGTATCAGCAAAACGACTGCAATAAAATAGCCTACAATGACAGCCATTATTTTTGGCGACATTGAGGCTACTTTGTTTCTAGCACTCACTATTAAGTTTTTTATTTTCTCAAACATAAATATCACTTATCCCTTTGAACACTTACTTTATAACTACACCATAAACAGCTACCGCTAATGTCGCCAACCAAGCCAGTAAACTTACGTTTCCACGGATGCAGCCGCTTTGACATTCTAAGTTTGTTATACGCTCCTCGTGATCGGCAATTGTTTTTTCTTGCTGATCACATTGTCTATTTTTCGCCTCACCCAAGACAACGAGCCTAGTTATCTCCTGACCCATTTGATCTAACCGTTCAAAAATTCTTCTAGTATCTCCTTCTGCCATATCAACGCACCGCCTAATCTAATATAATAGCGTCCAAATCCTCTTTGCTTAACGCTGCCTCTACTTGTGCCTGTTTAATCCATCCTTGCTGCTTGCAAGCACCTATATGAGACGATAAATCAGCACACCAGGTATATACCTGAGTAGCGTTAAGATACTGTATTGTTTTTTCAGTTTCCCCTTCTTTATAGCCCCGGACTGGACATCCTAACGGATATTCGTTTGCAAAACGTTCTGTGCTGACATTCAGTGCAATTCCCTGCATCGTAAGCTGAGTATCTTTATCGCTATCATACCTCACAGGGCTACCGGTGCATTGAGAAATAAAACCGCCAGTAATTTTATCTGCTGTCCATGCGTCAACAAGTTCAAGCTTTTGGGCTTTTAACTCTTCAAATGTATATTCTTCGTTAGGCGGTGGTGCTAAAACAAGCCCTACACCTTCTTTAAAACTAACTAAATAACCTACTTCGCAGTCTAAGCCTGTTACATCAATCCAATACGTTGATGGATCGAAAATAGTAGGTAACTGTTCCATTGTTAAATTAGTTTCATAAATATAAATTATCTTACCGTACAATGGCTGTGCGAATCTATTTTTTGCCATTTAAATATCACCACCGTATTCTATAATTACCCAGCCGTTATTACCAGTACCTCCAGTACCTCCAGTACCCCCTATAGAAGCACTATTACCACCAGCGCCTCCTGCTCCACCAGAACCATAACTAGTTCCAGTACTACCATTACTGCCTGCCGAAGCACCACCACCGCCTCCACCGCCATTGGCCGTTATACCTAATGCAGATGACGCATTACCATTAGCCCCTTGGCTTCCTTTGCCAAAAGATCCGCTCCCGCCAGCACCTCCTGTACCTCCTGCTCCAACAATAACACTGTAAGGTGTAGAAGAGGTAACTGATTTCACGCCTACAATTAGGTTACCGCTCCCACCAGTACCTCCTGTACCATTATACGAACCGCCACCTCCACCGCCGCCTCCACCAGCAACAGTTGCTTTAGCACTTGTAACTCCAGCAGCAAATGTAATAGTATAAGTACCTGGAGTTCTATATTCAACCTTATTGTAGGGAGGCTTTCCACTGTTTAATATAGCGTATGAATCGCCACCACTACCTTTAACCCTACCGCTTGTCGCTCTGCTGTCTGCTATATCTCCAATAGCAACATAAGCAGGAACGCCGTCTATCTTAGCATTTACCCAATGTTCCCCAACTTCGGCAGTAGTAGAGTAGGCTTTCGCCGTTTGTTGCACGCCATCTTTTTTAAAATTCAATTTCTTTGCTAATTCTGCCATAATATCACCCTATCCAAAATTCAGCACCATTTGGGAACACCAAGTGTCCTTCTGTATTGTATATGGTTATGTCTTTCGTACCGTCAAATGCTACGCCGTTTATTGTGCGGGCGGTTTCTAGTTTCGTAGCGGTATTTGCATTACCTAACCATTTTGCAACACCATCATGTGTGACCGTTGCAAAGAAATTATTATTGCTAGAAAAAGCTACTTTCGTATTATTGTCACGTATGACAAACACATTATTATTCGTTCCAACTCTAAATACATGAGGTTGATTTGTGCTTGCGTGATAAAATAATCCACCTAAATTATCCGTCCCAATTCTTGCTTGTACTGTTTCATTTGTTGGAGAAATACCAAAATTTATACTACCACTGCTGCCTGCTGTTGTGCCACTTGATACAGCAATGTTTGCTCTGAAAGTATTTAAAGCTGTAAAAACATTAGTACCTTGCTCTATAGCCTCTTTCGTCTTTAACGGCGTCATTGCTTTGTTATCAACTACACCATCGATAGCTTCCTCTGTTGTCGCTATACCAGTAATACCGGCTAAACCTTCTAAGCTATCAGCAATATCCTGCGCTCTATCTGCCTGCCTTGTAGCTGTAGTTGCTGAAGATGCTGCTGATTTAGCACTGCTTTCTGCACTTGTCTTACTCGCAGAAGCTGAATTTGCTGATGCTACAGCTAACGTTTTAGATTCTAATGCAGATTCAGCACTACTAGAAGCCGCACTAGCGGAATCTGAAGCACTTTTTTTACTATTTTCTGCAGCAGTTTCAGCAGCCTTAGCATTTTCTTCACTTTTTGCAGATTTGGTTTCACTAGCTTTCGCATTATTCTCACTTGTTAATGCTGCATTTTTACTTGCTAATGCTGCATCAGCACTGCTAGAAGCTGATTCTGCCGAAGCCTGGGCTGTTTCTGCACTGGCAGCAGCAGACGACTGTGATGCAGCCGCAGCATTTTTACTTGCTAATGCTGATTCAGCAGAAGAAACAGCTACACTTTTTGCGTTTTCTGCGGCAGCCACTTTTTCATCAAGTAACGTTTGAACGCTATTAACAGCATCTTCTGCCGCAGTAGCCGCAGCTCCAACAGCGGTATTTTTAGCAGCAACAGCTTCGTCCTTTATTTTCGTAGTCTCATTTACTGCAGCATCTTTTATAGCGGTCAGCCCTTCGATTGCAGTATTTTTAATATTTGTTGTTTCGTTAACGGCGCTCTCTTTGACCTGTTTCGTTTGCTCTAATACATCTTTAGCTAAAGGTAACACCCTCGCAGGGTCCTCCGTCAGCACAAGCCCATCACCAGCATCATTGATTCTAAAACTCATTCCAGCCTTTACAGGAAAAGTATTATTAAAATTACTTACATCAATACCAGCAGATAATGTCCTATTCAATTTTTCATTTAATTGCTGACATATAAAAGTTAGATCGTCAAAAGACAGTTCAATATTCTCTGCAAAAAAAGGTCCTTGATTAACCAGGTTCGTTAGCTGATACAATGGCAGCTCACGATAAATAGTTATTTTATGCCCTTCAGGAAGCGGATCGCCATTAGCTGGATAAGTAACTGTTTTAGCTCCGAGATCAACAGAAAAATTCTCCGTTTCTACGGCAACGCTATCATCACCTGTAATATATACTTTTATATATTCAGGATGATCCGTCATCTGAAATGTTATTGGGAATTTCGTTGTCGCTCCATTACCAACATAAATATCTTTAACTGTCGTATTCTGTACAGTCATATGCTCACCCCCTATATTTTTGCTGAGGCCGGAGCATCTTTAACTACAGTAGCATTTAACATACTGGCTATAGTTGATGCTATCTTTAACTTCTCGTCCAAAGATGCAGCCTTCTTCTGCTCCTCCAACAGTAAATTTATTTGGTCTTGTATGATAGCCTCTTTATCCATAATTTCACTCCTGTTCTATAACTGGAAGTATGCCTTTGTTCTTCAATTTATTAATACTAGAAATTTTCAGTTTTAATAATTAATGACATTAAGAATCAGGTTCTTCGGGTTCGCTTAATAGATCGCCTCGATTTTTAGATAATGCTTTTTCTAAAAGCATTGCAGATGATTCAAACTCTTTTAGATCATGGCAAATACTTCCTAATCTTGCAAAAATTTCACCAAACAATCTGTAATCTTCATTCTTAAAATTTTTAGTTCTTAATTCATTAATCATACTTTGAAACAAATTTAAAACTTGCTCTTTGTTACTGTGTTTTGTTTCCATAAGCCTCTCCTTCCAAATAAAAAAGCGCCTACCGAAGTAAGCGCTTTCTATTAAGTTCTAACTAACTTTATGATACTATTTTAACTCATTTTTATAGTGGTTTTGTCGGATACATTTTTTATTTTTTACATCGCCTCTGCTCTCATATCCAATAACCTTACATTACTATTTTAACTCTTGTTAAAGGGCATTTTGTCGGAAACTTTTTAAAATTTATTTCCTAACATCAGACCAAGCTTATACCCCTGATCATAACAACGCCGGCTGGACTTATCCATAAACCGAACTACCTTCGACGACGATTCACGTTCTTTCTTTATCTCATATGCTATGGCTGCTACTTCTTCAAGCTGTGCCGGAGACAATTTGTTCAACAGCTCCCTAAATGATTCCCGCACTTTATTCATTATTTACACCGCCTTTGATTTGTTCTTTTACTTCTTTTCTATCAGCGGTGGAGATCTCGCTTTTTGTCTCTGTCATTTTATCACTATCTTCATTTATATATTTTCTTGCAAATTCTTCTTGAGATGTGCTTCTTACAACTTCGACAAATTTCTCCAATGCCCTTTTTTCTTCGTCAGGACACGACGACCTGTTTCCGTTCATGGTATATCCTCCTTGATATACCAGCCGAAAACTGCTATACTATTGTTATCAGCTTCGGCTGGTGGTTGAAACACTCGCTTATCTTTCCACGGACGGCGGGTGTTTCTTATTTTATATTACGCTCCTACTTTTTTATTATCAATAATACTTTGTATTACTGGAATTACCTTCCTATAGTATCTAAATGTTTCTACCTGTTTTTGACAATGACGTGATTTGTCATAAAAATATTTACCATATTCAGCAGTTTTTAAATTATGCTGATTCGCAATCCTGCCAACCATATTACCACTGATTCCAAGTTCTCTGCCGACCTCATCAGCAGATAAAGTATTTTCGTTTATAGATTGCATCGGTAGTAATGGCACGCCGCTCAAAACCTCTGCTGCTTTCTGCTGGCAGATATGTTTGTATTCTAGCAGATCAGTCATTTGAGCAACTTTAAGGAATGTCGATGCAACTCTTGCACGACTGTTATTTAAGCGAGCTTCTACTTCTCTAGCTTTTATATCCTGATTTACAGAATACGACCCAGTTTTGCGAATAGAAGGAATTACCTCAGCAACTACCCACTCCTGAAAAGCTTCAGCAGCTGGCAATTTTGAACGAAGGACTAATGAGTATAATCCAGCTTCGTCGATAATAGTTAATTGCTGCTTCCCACCAAGGGTGTCACAATTCGTTACCCCCTTGTGGGTTCCCTTAACGTGATCAGATAATGCTTTCCGAGGATTGCTATATCCCAACGCTTCCGCAACATCTTTGCCTACAAACCAAGGCTCATTATTTCTTTCGATTACTCTAACTTTACCAAAAGCTTCGTTTTCAAAAATCTTCAGTTCATTTTTCATAAAAAATACATCCTTTCAATTTTAATTTATTTGAAAGAATGTTCAATATATGATAAACTATTAAAAGAATGATGTTTATCTTGAACATTCTTCCATTATGAAACTACCATTGTTCCGCCAAGAACTATTTGATGGTAGTTTCTTTTTTTACTTTTTTTAACATCTCTGGCTGATTCTTTTCTAAATCAGCCATTATTAGCCTTTCTAAATAATCACTTGTTCTCAAACCAATACTAGTAGTATGATATCGAACAACAGCAACTATTTCATCAGGCACTCTTGCAACCAGCGTCTTCATTTTCTCATCTCCTTTTACGTTTATTTCAAATGTAATTACATTTGTTGTTTAGATTCTAACATACGATTATTCGTTTGTAAAGATAAAAAAAGAATTTCTTTTAATCTGTTTTTATGTTATTCTTGTTAAGGGTGATAAATTTGAAAAATTTACAAAAACAAAAATTAGCCATGGCCTTAGGTGCTAGAATTAGAGAACTTCGTATAAATTTAGGATTGACACAAAAAGAACTTGCAGAACGTTGTGGTATGTTAGAGCCAAATATTGGCGCAATAGAACGTGGAACTAATACACCTAATATTTCTACTTTGGCAAAAATAGCAACAGCATTAGAAGCGGATTTAATTGATTTAGTACGTGGATTATATAGTGTAATTTCATTTGGAAGTGAATCTAAAGAAATTGATTTGTTGGAAAAGATAGGTTTCACTGTTACTGATGCAGATGATGATTATATGATTACACATAACAGCAATAATCCGTTTAGCATATTTTATCCTAAGAAAAAATTAAAAGCTATCATATCTAACATTATAAAAGAATGTGAAAAAGAGAAACAAAAAGCAATCGAAGAAAGAATAACATTAATGCTTTTTGAAGATTTTTTAAATGGACATTTTGATATATTATCTGTAGAAAGACTAGATGGTCTAACAGTAGAAACTGCTACTAAACTTTTAAACTTTACTAAAATGAAAGAAGGTTTTGGTAAAGAAAAATAGCTATATTTATAAAAAAGGAAGAAGGAATATTATGAAAAGAATTCTTACTTTATTTATAATATTTTTATCTATATTTATCTTTGGATGCACTACTGAAAAAAAGCAAAATAATACTATACCTCAAAGTAATATACACACTCCATCTACCCTTGTTGTTGATCCATATAGCACATCAAAGTTTGAAAGCTTAAATTTTGGTGATTCATTAGAAAAAATTAAAACTTTACCCACCCTAATATATTATGATGAATATCCCAACAGTCTTATAAAATCTCCAAAACATAAAAGTTTTTTGTTTCAAACAAATGCAAATTCTTATTATAATATACCGTTGATATACGATGCTCCTTTATTAGAGCTCTCTTTTTTTGATAATAAATTGTATAAGATAACAGCCAGATTGGATGTAAAAGACGAAAAAGATGGATTAGAAAAATTTGAAAAAATAAAAAAAGAAATCAGCAAAATATATGGAAAAGGTCAAAATACCTCAAACCAATTCCTTAAAACTTTTTCTTTGGATATAAATAATACTCATTTTTCAATTATGTTTATCTCAAGACCACCAGTAATAACCAAAAACTTGGGTAGTTCGCCATTTGACCTATTAGTTGAATCTTGGGATAGAAAATTACACAAAGCCTTTCTAGATGATGATTTTAAATATTTTGAAGCTTCTAATGACAAAGAAGCGAAAATATAACCCCCTCAAATTTGAGGGGGTATTTTTATTTTACCGTTCTTTTTTTGGCCGACGTCTAAAGATGTCGCCAAATTCCGGCTCCATACCGTTGAACAAGATATCATATCCGTTAAAGAATAATTTGTTTAATTGTGCAGGCACACCTAATGCTGTTCCAACAAATGTTGCAGTAGGCTCAACCAATTCGTCATAATCTGCTTTGCCCTGGTAAACCTTTTGTACCTTACCGGCAGCACGTTCCATTTGCTCTATCGTGCCTTGTACTGCAGTCATTCTATACCCGTAAGTCTGCATGCCTAAAGCCCTGCTCCAGATAGCATTACCAACCTGTCCAACCGGTCCGGCTAAACTCATAGGGTAAGTAAGCAGTTCTTTTGATATCTTTTGATATTCATCCTTATCTTCTTCAAATGGATCTTCGGCCGACAACATCAAGTTTATAAAAGCAAACATTACAAACTTAGCTCCTACAAACGAAGTAAGACGCATTATGTCTTTTTCTTTTAAGAAGATATTATACTCTCTGGCCCACTGATTATATTGTGTATTGAAGAAGCCTTGGAAGGTAGTAAACAGTTTAAGCATAGGTCCGCCACGCAAAAGCGGTGCAACCTCCGTAACTCTGCTGCTGCCAAGTGTACGTCTAATAACCGTATTGGCAAAGTCCACAGCTTCTGCTTCGCCTGCACCAGCCCTTATTTTTTTGCCATACGCCTGCATCCATACCGGAATAGCAGAAAGATTATCAGTAGCGACCAGCAATCTTGTGCCAAATTCAACAGCTTTCTTTTCTATAGGATTCAGGCTTTCCATTTCTTTCATATCCCGCAGGGAAATATCAGGAAGCACAGACCTTTCTTTCATCCAAGGAGCTTTGCTGTAAACAAATTCCTTAGCCGATTTATATCCCTCTGCAAGCTGCATATTCATACTGTAGTTACTCACAGCGGCAACGACATCACTATATCCAAAACCATCTACAGCATTACCATAAAGCAAGGGATTACCCAAGTTCTGAACGGCAGTTTTAAGATTAAGCATAATAGCAGCATTTACAGTACGAGCCCTAAGCCAGTTAGCAACACTGCCCATCCAGCTTTCACCAACAGAACCGCTGTTAGTACCTTGAGGATTTGCCGCACGTTCAAGATATTCTTTAAAGGCGGAGAAATCGGCCAGTCCTAATTTTTCTTTAATCAGAGTATACATTTCCTGATCGTTCATAATTTTGCGGAAATCGCCCATAACCTCACGGAAGCACAGATCATGTATCGCATCCATAGCAACATTAAACTCTGCTCCACGTTTTAGATTAACAGGATATTTAGCCTTAACACGTTCTTTTAAATGGCCTCGTCTGGTGCTCATTGTTCTAATATTGCGGCCTTGTCTGGGGTCAGTATCAGAAATAACTTCTTGCCCAGCGTGTTTAGAACCAGTATCACCGTCACGCATCAGCGGGAAATAACCGCCACGCATAACAACAGTCTTGCCGTCTGATAACGTCAGCTCTACAGGCGACGCTTCTACTTTCTTAGGACTAAACCCTGTCCAACGAGTTTCAAGAGCTTCCATTTCAGACCAGTACATCTCTGCAATGTCTATCTTAGCCTGTGCATATTTTATATCCGCTTCAGTAAGATTACGCCCTAAGAAATCAAGCAAATTGATTTTAGTCTGCACGATATCGCCATCTACCCACAAAGCAGAACTTTCAAAACCTACCGGTCTAGTGCTGCACAATACTCTGGCACTGCTCTCGTTGCCTAAATTCATAAGCATTTTTAATAAAACGTGCTTATCTACAGAAGTCCCTAGCTCGTCATATTTTTCCTGATAATCGGCCGCCTTTTCTGCAGCTTTATCCGGCAGCCATTCCCTGTAAGCCTGCGCTGTTTTTTCCTCATATTCTAAAATTTTTCTTGTTTCATTATCGGCCGCTTCTCGAATAGCTGCGCCAAAATGTTTGCTGAAAAATCCATACTGCCAGTCATCCATCATTTCAAAAAGATTGTCCGTACTGCGTAAAGATGCTTTTAGCTTCTCCATTACTGTAGGCTGCTGTGCAACGCCAACCTGCGGTTTCCAGATAGTTTTCAGCTTATTAAGTGTTTCCTGTGCTTCAACTTTAAATTCAGCATAGGTAGCACCTTTCTGTAAAGCATTGATACTCATTTCCTGTTTAGCGATCGCTTTGATATTTTTAAGCGCATTTACTACATCTTCAAGTTGGCTTGCCGTCATACGTTCACGAGGATTTGTAATGCTAACATCCTCATCCATTATCCAATCGGCAACTGCAACATTGTCATAAAGATCATCCATATCATTCAGATAGTCTGATAAAGTTTCTGTCTTTTCAAAATCAGAATAATCTTTACGCTTATAACCGAACCTTTCCATAATTGCTGCTGCTTGAATAAAGTTTCTTTCATTACCCCACGTTTCCCTTTTAGCTTTAGCCTGCTTCCTGAAATAATTCTGCCACTTAGCATACTGATTACGCAGTCTTACGCTTTCAACTACACAAGCATGATTAAACGCCTGGACGTTTTTATATCGGACCGCAGCAGAATAATCATCATTTTCCAATGCCACAGCAGCTTTAGCCGCAGCGTTTCGTTCGGCAGTAATATACTTTTGGGTATTCAAAGCCTCCTTTAATTTCACTCTGTTCTGCAGGTCCATCTGTGCCTGTATTTTAGCCGTTTGCCTGCGTGCAACAGCAAGTTTTCTAAGAGTTTCAGCATCACGCTGACCCTTTAACAAGCCTTGTGCTTTATCCTCAATAAGCTGTGCTTCTGTATTTATCAAAAGACCACTCTCGTCATTATACATAGCATCACGTGCAGCTTCTTCAGCAAGCCCTCTCTCTTTGTAAATATCAGGGAAGGCGTCTTGCACCATTTCATCAATATGTCTGTTAACCGCACCATTAAAAGATGGTTCTGATATAATCGTTTTAGCCAGCTCGTCACCGGAAGTAAAACCATTAGCTTCAGCGATCATATCAAAAGTTGCCATTTTACTTTCATTAAAATTGCCTTCTAAATATCTGTTAGCTACGCCCTTCGCTGTTTTTAAATCAGATGCAATATCAAGTATCTGCTCCGAAGCCATATATAACGGCTGTTTTGCAATCGCTTCTTTGACCTGCGGCTCTACATCTTCACGATATTTTTGAATCCGATCTTTACGCTCCTGATTGAAATTAACAAGGCTTTCTTTTGTTAATAACTGTACTGCCTTATTGTGAGCTTTAGCAGCAAAATTACGCAGCATTTGCTTACGTGGTTCTGAAAGTGCATCTAACACAACATCTGGCAAAGCAGAAAAATAACCGTCAATACGCTCCATTTCTGATATTTGCTCTTCACTGGCCAGCATCCTGTCAAAAACCTGCCTTACTTCATCGTTGATTGGAACAGCATTTTTACTGCGCTTATCCGAAAAAACGGCGTTATAAACAGCAAGCAGCCATTTTTTGAACCTGTTAAATACCGGCTGCAGCTCTTTTGAGGGCGCCTTGCCTTCAAGCATATAAGTTTCTGCGGCCTCTGCCCAGCGTTCATGTGCTGCTGTTTTTTCTTCCTGCGACAAGCTATCCCAGTCTTTAGTTACACCTGCATAATCAAGCATAGTCTGACGGTCTTTTTTCATCTGCTCTGTAGCATTAGGGAGTGCCCCTTCACGTATGAGATTCTCAATAAAGTAATGTCCGACAGCTTCATGAATAACAGTGCTCATATCAGCACCTTCAAACAGGCTGATAATTGCTTTGCCTTCTTCGTCCCAGGTGATAGCGCCTTTAGTTTTCCCTTCGGCCTGGTAGTATCCCTGCATTTCTTCTCGTCTCTTGCGGAGTGCATTTTCATCTGGTATACTATTATTAAGAAGACTGTCAAGATCGGTTATTCTGCTAGCGGAATCGCTGCTAGGAGAAGGTAGCCACTTGGCAGTCTTTTCTTTATTTATATATGATACTCTACCTTTTTTTAGATTGTGTTCTATAAACCAGTTATAATCTGTACCACTTTCTCCGCCTTTACCGTACGCACTCGTAATTGCATTAACTTTATACCAACTACGCTCTACATCAAGTTCTAAAGGAACAATAATGGTAGATCCTTGCTTGTCCTTTAAATCAAGCACTACAATTTTACGACCAGAATAAGAATCTAATACCATCATTGGGTCAGCCATTGCGCGAGGAATTTGTTTCAACAGCTCCGGTGTCATACCATCAGAATGTCCGTCAAAAATGTGTTTAATCTTACTTCCGTCAATAGTCACAGGCAAAATTTTACCGCCCGCAAGTCCCAATGCAAGAGGTGTCGTCATAACATTATAGGTTTTAGTATCATTTATTTTCCCAGCAGTATATTCATCTACGATACCAGAAAAGTTATTTTCATCCTCAAGCAATTTTTCGTTAGCACTTTTAGTTTGCATATACCGGCCATTAGGAGTGCTGATAACTCGTTTGAAGCTTAAAGGGTTATCTCTGAAATACTGCATAGGGTCATCAGGATTAGCAATCATTGCACGGCTGGTTAAAATAGCCAGGACGTCACCTGTTTCCTTTTGATTTAGTCCCGCTTCGGTCAATTCATTTCTAAAAGTATCAACTGCAGTTCTAAATTCCTCGTCGTTCTCCAACGCTTTTTTATAAGCGCTTTGGAGAGCTTTTTTATTTCTGGCGCGTTCTTCTGTATAACCACCCTGTTCAAAAGCTACGTTATTGCTTACAGCCTGGAAAAAGCCAGGATTTTGAGCCTCTGCCGCACAATACGTACCCATTGGCATTTCAATATCCTCACCACGAACAGCAGCAGCCTGCAGTTCAGAAACCTCTATACCAAAGGTATCTTTTACATCCAGGTTAGGATTTGCCTGCGCATATGTAAAAAGGGTTTCAGCATCTACATAAGCCTTTTCTTCTGTCGTTTGGTTCAGTACTAGTTTGCTGGCGGTAATATCTACGTCCTTACTGTTTTTCATCGTTTCCGCAGTACGTACAGCCTGCTCCTGCATAACTCTATTTGCATTACGGTCTACGGCAATGCTTACCGAACCTCCAAGACCACCAAACACCGCACCAATAGCACCGGAATAAGCGCCTCTTTTAGTGGTTTCTCCAAATTCCTGATAAAATTTAAGTATTTGCTCTTGAGTGGAAAGATTCGCATTTTTAGCCCATATTTCAGCAGCAGCATCCGGGTATTCCTGAATCCATTCAGTAATGCCTTCTGTCAATGCAGTTTTAAAAACTTCTTTGGTCTTACCGCCCATAGTTGCGATTTTAGCGGCTCTTGCTCCTGCTCCCATGACTTTGCCCAAGCCCACTTTTTCAAGAGCAGACTGTGCAACAGCGTTTAAAGACGCCGCAGCTCTGGCTCTGTCATTAGATACCCCAGCTTCAGTAAGATCTAAATATTGGCCGCCTGCAATCTGACTGCCCATAAAAGCAGCAGCACTCCAGCCGCCTGTACTGATTGCAACGCCGACCTGTGCCGCTAATTGTGGTGCATTCTGCAGTAAGTCATAATAAAACTGGCCTGCCGCAGTTTCAGCCTTTACTTCTTCCGGCTTAAATATTTCACTGCCACCAATGCGTTTAGCTTCAGTACCAATAGTTTTTAGCTTATCTCCACCGACAGTATACAAAAGCCGTCCTATTGTATCTGCGCTAAAAACCTTGGATTCCGTTGTCAAGTCAACATCTTTTTTATCTGCACCCAAATCAGCAAGCAGTGCAACTGCACCATAACCGCTGCGAGCAACATTCTTAAAACCATTTTTCAGCGCTGTAATACTTTTCCAGTTATTTTCTTGCTCGCCCCAAAATTCTGCAGCTTTAGTACCGGTAATGCTCATAAGCACAGGGTCTTTTAACGCCTCTGCTGTTCTTGGTGCGATCTTCTCATATTTATTCCAGTCATAATCAAAGTTTTTAGGTAAATAATAATCAGGATTACGAGCTGCCATTTGAAGCGATATATTATTTGCATTAGCTCCTTGTAATGCTTTAGTCTTTAAATCGTCTGGTATAAACTTTCCTGCCGCTGCTACATCGTACAATACAGACCTTGCCATATTACCACTCCTCGTTAATTTCTCCTCTTAATGCCGCTAAGTGACGTTGTTTGATAGATTCAATAGCATCACTGAAATTCATTGCCGCCAAACCAGTGCGCTCACTGGCTCCCCAATCACTGAACCACGGAGCACTTTCATTTTGCTGTACTGCGGTTTCATTCTGCTGTGGCATCTCCAGTAAATGCGGAGCTGCATCTACACCATTGCTCAAAGCTATAGCAGCAATCTGCTTATTGAGCTCCTGGATATCCATAGGCCTATTTTCTTCTGTAACTTTTTTCAATGCCGATACTTGATATAAATCATTAGGGTTTATAGCTCCAAAAAATGTTTTTGCACTTCCCAAATCAATATTATTGCCGTTACGTTTTTGATAAATATCTATATAAGGGGAAAGATTAGGTGAAAGGCTACTCTTTAAAGAGCCCCATTCAAGTTGCTTACTGTTGAAGCTTTTATAAATAGCACGATTTTTAAACGCCTCTTTTAGAACTTCGTTCCCTGTCGCAAATCTTGCATCAGGGTCAGTAATATCTTGCAATGCATTATCCAGAAAAGCCTGCAAATCTCCGCGTTCCACTTTATCATCAATAGTTTCATCAATTATAATAGCTAAACGTTTATCAACATCCTTATTTCTTGGATCTTGATTTCTAGCAAAAGCCAATAACCTGCTTCTATCTGCTTCACCCAAGACTGTTGCGTTTTGGTTGATTAATGATACTGCTTCGGCTGGTGTTACAGTGCTATTCGTAATTGCATCCTTGATTGATTTATAAATGCCACTATTAGATACCGCAGCGGCAGCTTTTGTCTGAATGCCTATTAAATCATCACCGAATTTTAATAGCGTCCGTTCTACATCTGCATCTCCACCAGAAGCACTAAAAACCATATTTCTCATATCCTGCGAATCAATAATACCTGTTTTAAAATTGTCCCATAATCTTTGTTCTATATTTTTTATGATCATATTTTGCTGATTAGCTTTAATAGCATCATTAATATTTTTCTGTTGCACATAATTGTTCCAGGCCTTCTGCCTATCTTCCAACGTAGGCGCATCGCTTATCGGATGAGCAAAACCTAAAACTTTATAATGATCTAAATCCAAAGCAGCAACTCCATGCGTACCGCTTTGAATTACTTTTCCTGTAGAAGCATCATAAACCCCTACATGATCGCTGTCGTCATTATCTTCCCAATCCCAATAAACAATATCACCATTTCGAAGCTGATTCCGTTGGGTAAAAAATACTCCATTGTCCTTTGCATCTTCCATATTGGTTGGCGCCCACGTATTTCCTTCTTTAGCTCCAGCAGATCTCAACCATTTATTGATACTAATAGTGCAAGTATTCTCACCATAATTATTACCTATATCTGCACTAGCTGCTTTTACAATCGCCTTACCATCAACCTCTGTTTTAAAATTATCGCCAAAGATATAATCACGTGCAGCGCCTTCATCCTCACCAAAAGTAGCATAAAGGTTCTGTCCCATGTTAAACAGCCGTTCTTCTTGTTTACGAGCATAAACATTTTTAGCATAGGCACTCGTTACGCCCGGATCCATATAAGGACCATATTTTTCAACATAAGCTTCGGCCGTATTTATATCGCCATTAGCATAACTTCTGTCTATCAACGCCTGACCTAATACTCCAGTCCATTTTCTATACTCTAAATCAAGCCTTTCTCTTCCATATGTTCCATATCTGGAATTTATGGCGTAATCAATTTCTTTTTGTACATCGGCTATAACTGCAGGGTCATTAGGAGATAAAACAGCCTTTTGAACAGAACTATTTATAGAATTAGCAAAAGTAGTATTCTGCCAAGCTTCAAACTGCTGCGCTCTGTATTGCCCCAAAACCCTGCGATTAGCATTATCAGTTTGCTGGGTGCTGTAATCAAATAACATAGCACCTTTGCCGTACTTTACGCTTTGAGGACTTTGAGCCATAAGCTCGCTGCGTATCTTTCTTTCGCCAGCTTCATACTCACCGACAATGTCAAGAGCGCCTTTTTCTTTTTTCTGCATCAACTGCATTCTTAGATCGTTAGTACGTTTTACATACTCATTATTAGCCTGCAGAACATCGGTTCTTATGATCTGCTCTCTTACCTGCTCAACACCGGCCTGAATAATTCTACCGGTCTGGGATGATTCTCTTGCAACAGCCTGCTGCCCACTGTTATCATAGCGAACATTAGATACTTTACTTGCCGGCGCTCCTAACTGCGCACCTACTTGGAAAATGTCGATTGCCATATTCTAGCCTCCTTTTGGGTATAGAAAAAGCGCTTTAACAAATTGTTAAGCGCTTAAAGGTGTGTTATAATGTTGTCCGAGATAGTTTAACTATGTTGGCTTATCAGTCCGTAACTGATTGGTGGTGATCCTATGAGCATATATCAAGCATTATCCCTAATGATAGCGTTTGGTATTCTCGTGGCTACCATTATTCTTGCCGTAAAATAGCAAGAAAATAAGCCCAACGTAAGGTCGCGGGCTCGTTTTCAATCACATTCTTGTTACGAGATGAGCTAACGCTACCACACGTTAAACTATCTCTTTTCACATTTTACAATTATGAGGGAGAGCCAGCGTGCGACCACTGACTATCTCTTTTCGTTTATTATATAATACATTTCGTACTAATGCAACACTCTCTTACCACTCTCTTGGTACTCTTTTCTTAAATCCAGTTATAACCTGTGCTTGTACCATAAGTAGTTTTCCACTTACTAGAATCATAACCTCCTAAAGATATATTACCACTATTCCCCCATCCATACCCGTCACTTCCTTTTCCATACGAGGAAGCACCTTGCTTTCCTGCGCTCTTAGGACTGTATAAACTACCTGCAAGAGATAACCCACTCATAAGCATATTATTCATAAGTGCACGCTTACCGGCTTTACGGTAATTGCGTGCATTTTGATTATAGATATCACGTTGATTAACAAGGTCAGTAGACTGCTGAAAAATATTCTCAACGCCTTGCCTTGAATTATAGCGTTCGATAGCAAGCTCTGTTTCCATATTATACGCACTGTCAGCTAAAGCATTTGCCGCACTGCCTGAAGCTGTTATACCGGAAGCACCTATATTAGCCCTCTGCTGGCTTAACATAGCGTTCATACGACGGCGTTTATTTTCTTCGTTGATAGTATTTGACTTAGACTGTTCTTCAGCCTGTGCCTGCAGTTTATCTGCGTTCTGATTCGCTATCTGAGCATTTACCTCTGCCTGTTGAGCGGCAGCGTTATATTGCTGCTGCTGCGCTCTGCCCGAAATAAAGCCACCCAAAAGAGTGGCGCCTATTGTTGCCGCTACGCCCATTATTCATCATCCTTTCTAAACTCAAAAAAGTGATGCGGCAGATTATAAACTCCATGTGGCGCTGGTTCATGTATTTCTGCGCCAAGCCATTTAAGCCAACGCATTATATTATCATTTCCAACGTTGACCCAGTTATATAACCTGTCGTATCTCTTTAAAAGCTCTCTTACAGCCTTTTTAGTCTGCCTTCCGACAAATACCTTATGGTTCTCCGTTTCCTTCGTCATAAGCAGCCATACGCGCCCCTCGTCGCTCATTATAGAAGCTTTTCTCACTCCATATACAGCAGCGGGTGCGCCGTCAATATGCAGGCAGCCGATTTCATCACTGTGCTTCAATCCATCTAAAATATCATCAAGAGCGTTAGGACCAATAGCAGAAAATAGTTCACTGTAATTATCTAGTTTAAGATTAGCCGCTATATACTCAGCGTCTGCCCTTGTGGGCTTTACAAATTCATACTTTACCATAATACACCTTACCCTTCTATTTCCGGAATCAAAGATAATACAGTCATCGGCAGCGGATCAGGCTGTTTAATTATTATCTGCTGAGTTTCATCATAAGTAGCAGACTTGATCGTTACTTTAAACTTGCCTGTTTGCAAACTAATCGGTTCCCCATAGGCTTCATTACTGCGCCATTTAAATTCATCTAACTCATTCTCCTTCATTCCAAACAATCCACCACGGCTATCTTTAAGTAATAATGTAACTGTAGCAATTCGTTTCTTCCGACTTAAATATGTGCCATCTTGAGCTGTAAAATCTATAGGCAGTGTTTTTATTTCCGCATCTATAGGCAGCCCTACATGGACCTTCTTATATTTATTTCCAAGAAGAACCTTGCCGTTTTCTACAGTTTGCCGAGGAAGTACGTTTCCATCAGCCAATATAGCCACAGTATACCCTTCTAAATGCTCAAGACCTGATATTTCACCGGCCGGCTCTCCTTCATAGGTTATACCACTGTCTACGAAAAACTGATCCTCTACATTAGTACTTTTATCACGGCTTTCCATTATTTCCACATAATACTGCCCGCCACGCTCAATTACTGCATATAACTTATCTTCTGTTGACCCTCCGATATTACATACACTAACAAACTTCCCGCCTGCCGTGGTATGCTGGTGCCATGCGTAGATATCCTGTTCCTTTATGTAGGTAAGCCCTAACAGCAAACCATCATCACGCACACACCAAACAATACTGTTAGGTATCTGCTGATAGGTCATAGATATTATTTTATGCCCTTCAAACAAGTGCGAAGCCAATAAATTTAAATCATCACCGGTATATTTATCAACATCATAGCTGTAAGCAAGGTCACGTATGATATTGCCCTGGTGCTGCACATAAATAATCCTGCTGCCGATAGTGACAGGATTAACATCTGACACACCCCTATATTCCTGTGGTTGACTTAAAACATTGCTTCCTGTAATGGCTTTGCCGCCGCCACTTACTTTAAATTCTCCGCCGGCTGTTAACAGCAGCATTTCACCAAAAGCTATAATTGCCTTAATGCCATTCATTTGTCCACCGTTTAAAGTGGCCGTAATTCCATCATCATCGGCAGATGGAATGCTTGTTCCAAAGTTATAATAGTCTCCTGTTTTACTTGTCCAGAATGTCTGCGGAAATCCTTTACTTCCCGCAAATACTAACCGGTCTTCATAAAAGCCTGTTGCAGAAGGATACCCTTTTTCACCATTCCAAGCAGCAAAAGCAAAATCGCGGGTTTCGTCTGTAGAAGCTAACTGTTTTTTTACAGTCCCTTTCACTACTGTAGGACTAACATATTCGGTGATCAATACATGGCCCGTATAATCTCCTCCAATGCTTTGAATGGTTATATAACCTCTCTGCTTCTCATTTTCACCGCTCCAAACGCCTGTATTAAATTCAGTAGAAGTAACTCTGTAACTAGCAATACTTTCAGACGTGTTCTCCTCAGTCAAGCTATAATTCTGGCTTCTGTTCCCACTCTGTGTTCTTACATTTACCCATTGCAAAGAAACAGGATCATATTTTTCCAAACTAAAATTACCATCCCAAAAACCAAAACTTTCTACATAGACATTGGATTTCGGCAATACGCTAACCTGCAGATTTCCGCCTGTACTGCTTGGTGTCCCTTTTTTGTAATCTGTTTCTAAAAAGTGAGTTAGAGAAAAAAGACTCCCTTCATCACCCTTGGAAAAAATAGCCGAAGAAGCAGTCAGGGTTATGTCACCATACGCCTCCGAAGCTTTTACTGTTGCATTATTGCCAATAGATAAAGTGTATGAAAGCCTAATCCAACCATCATTACCACTCATACCACTAACATTACCATAGCCACCATTGCCACCAAGAGCACCAGATCCATAACTTGTGCCATTACCACCATCATCAGCAGCAGTTGCACCTTTTCCGCCACCGCCACCCAATGCATTGATTCCTAAAGCACTGGAAGTCCCACCACTATTACCATTATCAGCACTACCAGCAATTCCAGTTTGTTTTCCTTGTCCACCGGTACCTCCTGCACCAACTATTAAAGAAATTGGTTCAGAAGGTATTTCTAATATTTCTTTTGTTATAAAAGCACCTCTTCCACCTGTTCCACCACTAAATTTGGTTGAAAGATGTTCAGTTTTTCTTTCTATGCCACCGCCACCGCCGCCACCGCCGCCAGCCATTTCAATATTTATTGACAACGCCGAAGACGGTATTGTTATATTATATGCACCTGGTTTTCTCCATTCTAATACTTTAGTAATGATGCTATTATTATTATACCTAGTTTCATCAAACGGTCCGCCTGTAATATCCATTGCCTCAAAGCGCCAATCTAAATTGCCATATCTTGTAAGTGTCATCGGCGCATGTGCCGGATGAACAATGAAAAGCACGTCAGCACTCTGTGTATATTTTATTTTTGCAGCATCTTCTAAATCTTTATCAGCAAAAAAGTTTTCTATGCTATATGGTGTGCCATCTTCTTTAACAACAATACCACCATCTGTATAAAACTGGCATCTGCCAGCAGTAATTTCAACAATATAATTTTGATCTGTGCTGTACATAAATGGTATTAGCACAGCCTTTTTATTATTATAAGTCTGCGCTATGAACTTAAAGCCTGGTCTATTAGCAGCGCCACCATAACGCAGAACGAAAAAATTTCTTAAAACAGCAGCCCCGCTGTCATATTTAGCAATATCAGTACGTCCATACATAGACGGTGACAATTCACCGCCGGCAAAACTTGATTTTAATTGATAGAGTGCCATAATTATGCCCCCGTAAATCTTGCTGCCGCTAATCTGTCAATGTGCGGATCCAGCAAATGTTCTTCATCAGCGTCAGTAGAACTGGCTTCTGCAAAATAAGCGTTATAAGCCTGGATACACATCTGCGTTAAATCCAATTTGCCAGTCAACGCATAAGCAATTTCTGCAGCGAGCTTCCATCCAAATGCTTCTACAAATTGAGCATCATATAAATCTGCGTCAGTAACATCTACAGTGTATTCAATCCAGGCATTGCCGATATTAGTATAAATAGCTTTCCCCTGTTTATCCGAAACGATTTTATATTGGTTATTCCTCGGCAGACCACAAAAATGTTCATTATACATCATTCTCAAGCATACTGCATCAGCAGGATAACGATATGCATACTTCCAGTTAGGAGGCACATCTTGAAGAGCAGCTAACTGTACACTTCTTGTAGCAAATGTCCAGGGGAATTTCCTTAACACGGCCTGTCTAACATAGTCATAGCAGCGACGGCATACTCGTGCCGGTTCGCTGGCTTCGTCAAGTCGTTCTATTGTAGCTACGCCTATATGATTAAGTGCAATATTACAAATCTCAACCTTATCCATAATTTCACCTCTGTTATAAAGAAAGCCGGGGACATATGCCCCCGGCTGATTTAATCTTGCGCCAGTGCCACTAATTCATTAATAATAGATTCCCTGGATTTCTGACTTGTTTTTATTCCCTGTTCTTTGGCCAATTCTTTTAAATCATTAAAGTTCATTGCTTCATATTGGAGATAACGCGGATCGTCATTACCGGAAGATACTGCTGCTGGTCTATTAAGCTTCACAAAATGTTCAGGAACCTTAATATTATCTGCAAGCGTTACAATATCATCACGTCTATACATACGACCCAAAGTAAAACAATTACGCTTTACTTTGTAAGTAGCCATTATAAAGTTACCTGGATGCCGTCAGTCATATAAGCAAAGACCTTGCCGCCCACAGCCTCACTAGCTGTGTAAACCAATCTAATATAACGATTACCATATTTGATTGGAGAAAAGAATTGTGCCACAGTACAAGCCCTTGTTTGAATCAGAGAATCAGGTACACTTACCTCAACCTCATCAGCAGGACTATCAAACCCCTCAGTTGCAGCAGATTGTACTTTAACCTTAGTAATCTTGCCGGAAGTCATTGGTGTGGTCAGTTTTACGTCAAAGTACAGCGGATGCATAAACCCGCCTGTACTTCCTAAATCAATAACATTGCTGTTTGCGCTTGCGCCGGTAACGGCCTGATTCTCAGACAGCAATAATTGAGCATCAATACGTGCCATTTTATATTCCTCCTTTTTAAACAAGCTGAGATTCAGTATTCAGAATAGCTGCGCAACGCTGGAACGGAACGCCCCAGAAATTAACAACAGGTTTTCCTTCAACTGTATCAATAGACAGCATAGTATTTTTGTCATTACGTGCAGCCTTGGCCATAAAAGCCTCAAACTGTTTATTACAGAAGATCTGCAAATTAACATTATCAGGATTTTCAATCTGATAATAACCCTCGATCAATTTGTCGAAGATTGTAGTAGTAGCAGGATCTTTTAAATCAACATTGGCCAAACGCACAACATAACGAGGATCTTTAACTGCAAGGCCCATGGACCAATTATATTTATTGGTATGAGCAAAGAATACCTCGCCTTTATCATTTGTTACTTTTTGTTTACCCAAATACTCATGAGTAAAGCCTGCGGTGTCGCCTTCTGGGAACAAGCCGTATACCTGCTGCTCTCCGAAGCCTACAAACCATACAGAAGTCAGATTATCACCTGTGCCGCCGCAATCAATGATTTGGTCTGCCCAAATATCTTCCTGATTGGTCTTACTGTAAAAATAAGCGCCTAAACCGGTGAATCCTGCAGGATTGATTTTCTCATCGCCATAGAAAAGCGTAGTCGCCATTTCTTGGTTCATTGCTTCAAGAAAGGCAGCATTCTCGCTCATCATCCAAGAAGCCTGCATATTATTCTTTCGTGCAAGTTTTTCGTCGATTTCAGCCAGCGCTTCCATCTCGCCGCAAGTAAAAGATACTTGCTTAGTTTTAGACTTGCTCGGCTTAGTCCCGCGGTTAATCATTCTCCACGCTACTTCCGGCAGAGAATAACGCAATGTAGCTTCCTCATAATCCTTAGAGTTACACATTTTGAACGGCATAATTTTTAAAATCTTATTTGTTTTGCTTTGCAGTTCAATAATTCTTTGATACTTTTTGTCGAACCCTTGACGAGACGCAAAGTCTTGAAGGGTTGCGAAACCTTTCAAATCTGGCATTATTTACCACTCCTTAATATTTTTATTTGAACCCGCCGCCGGGGAAAAACAACTCGGCGTCGCCCAGTTCCTTAGATTTAGGTGCTTGCCCATCAGGCGGTTGGTCTTCCATAAGCAAGCCTCCAATGTTTTGCAGCATTTTTTGTATTGCCGGATGATTGGCTACACCTGTATTTACAAGTACCTGCATAGCCTCACCACCGCCAAAAGTATTAACAGCTAATTTAGCAGCAGCAATGTTCTCACGAGAAATAAGCCCCTGCTTTTGGCATTCAGCAGTCCAACCGTCTACAATTTCCTCCTGCTTATGCATAACGTCTAAAACTACTTTGCTATGCAAATCAATCAGCTTAGTAGCCTGCTCCTGAGTAAGCTTTGCGTCTTTAGCAATCGCTGTAAAATCAGCTTCCAGTTCTGGCGAAAGTTCCAGCCCTTCCTGTAGGTTGAATTCATATTTATCAGGAACAACAGGCTCTTGCACAGGATCATCAAATACATTTTTAGGTGTAGTTACAGGATCACCGTCACCTGCAGGCGTTGGCTCTCCACTCGGCTCCCCTTCAGGAGCAGGTTCTGTTACAAACGGGTCACCGGAAGGAGCAGGTTCACCGCCTCCACCAGCACCATCTGCTTCAAAAAATATTTGTGTAAACTTATCCATATCTTACCTCCGCTATGTCGTTATCTACTTTAAAAAGGTCATCATCTTCTAAATCAGGAGGGTGTCTAGCGCTCTCTGCTTCATTACGCATCAGCATCTCTAAAGAATGCCCATCGTTCAGCATCCGGATATTCTTTAACAAATCAACGCCTACAGCACGTTTACCTGATAAGAAAGCATTAAAGTATGGCTCAGCTGAAAAAACCGCTGTTTCGACCTCTGTGCTTTCCAAAATGGCATAAATAAAACGCCGTCCGTTCTCGGTCCGCATAATAACGTCCAAGTCGTCCAGCGCTTGTTGTGCAAGCATATTCATTTTTTTGTTTTTCATTAAATCCCGCCTCCCAGCAATTGATCTAATGCATTACCACCATTAGCAGGGGTTTCACTCATCAACCTAGCCGCATCAGCATAATCTCTAACAGCAGGCGCAGCAGCAGCCATCTGTTCAGCTTGCATTTGTTCCTGCTGTGCCTGAGCACGTTGTTTGCGAAGTTCAGCTACTTCGTTTTCATCACGTACTATCTTTTCTTTGACACCGGTAGATTCTGCGAAACCTCGTACAGCTTCATCAAGATTGATGATATCAAGCACTTCAGGCTGAGCAGCAGCAAGATTACCAACAAATCCAACCGTACGCTCAATAGCAGGTATTTCAACCATTTTCTGGGCTTGAGCCAAGATAGAAATGAAGGATACTTTTAATTCGCTTTTGTCAATTTCCTCCGGCATAGGCGGAAACAACCCATGTCTCAAACAAATATCAAAAGTGCGAAGCGTCATAGGTTCTAAAACCTCATTGTGCATTTGCTCAAGTACCGGGGACAACATCAGGAGCTTTTCTTCATGCCGCTCTGCAATCTCACGCGCAGTCATTTGAGGTCCGTCCTGAGATGTAATCATCATAAACAAATCATTATAGAACGTTTCAGCTATCGACCGCCGTTTCTCCTCAGACAATGCTCCTATGCCTTCATAGGCCTTTGCTCTTGGGTCTACAAGTGGATAAGCCTGCTGTACAGTTCCATCAGGATAAAAATTTAGTCCTCCTGGCATTCTGTCAAGCTTCTTCATTGAAGCAGGAAATGCCATCGCCGGATCTGCAGCATTATCAATAGCCCTAAGTTTATTCTTCTCAATCTTCTGCAACTGCATACAATCGCCCAAAGCGTTATGTCCAGGTCCAGAGCCATATACACCATTTGCAATCAAGGTCCAGCGCGGCATGAGGAACGGGCATTCCCTAAACCCTGATATCTTCAAGAATTTGTCATTAGCACCTTTTTCATAGTGATATGAGCGCCAGGGGAAATTGCCTAAAGCCAATTTGTTAGGATCATAATCATCATTACGCTCTATAAGCATTTCAATATCAAAGTATGTTGTGATATTTCCGTTATTATAAGCAGATTTCACGCTTTCCGATACGTTATCAATACCATATTCTTTAACGATTTGTTCTGCGCTTAACCTGAAGCGTCTAGCGAACGTATAAACTCTCCCCCTTGCATCTACACCACCAGCATATTCACCGCAGGTGTACGGCCGCATCCATATGCCATAATTGTAGTCTTCCAGCATCAGAGAAGCCCCTGTACCAAATTGAGCCATTTCAGCCTCAATCTGCTGCAGCATATTATAAGCATTACTCTTAGAATAAATGCTGCTCATAATCTCCTGGCAATCATCTAACCACATCCTTACAGCGTGGTAATTAGCTTTTTCTTCATCTTGCAGACTAAGCTCAAACCAAGGCCTTGACGGTGATGTCAACCCACTGTGGATACCAGCTGCACATTTACCAACTGCTTTTTGGGGATGTGGGTCTATAAGGTATTCGTCACGTCTATGCCCTTCTGTGCTTTGGATATCTTCTTCAAACCTGCCCCTTGTCGGATTTATATACCGGCTAAGCATCCTCCACGTTGGCTCATATTGGCTGCGCAATGTATAAAGCTGGGAGATAGTATGTTGTTTTCGTGTTAATTTATCGCTGTCACGCAGCATATCTTTGATATCCATAATCATTCTCCCAACAACATTTTCTTGACACTATCAGAGGTAAGCTGCCCACCAGTCTTATTGGTATAGCTTCTGCCACGAGCTTTAGAGAGTTTTTGAAGCAGGCTTTGTCTCTCTCCCTCTGTCGCACTATCAATAGTAGCCGCTGCTGTACTGCCAGGTGCGCTTTGTTTTATAGGCTCAACACTGCCACCTCCACCGCCGCCACCGTGTAACTGCATCATAATCTTATGCATAGTCTCACCTCCCTTCACATACCGGCAAACGGATCATAAACCCTTTGTCTATTATCAAATTGTGCTTCTGTTATCGCCTGTTCCCTGCTTACAACAGATTGAGCAAAAGTTAAAGCTAGTGCGTCTGCTCTATTAGGAGAGGGAACACCTCGCTTTTTCATAGCTTCTTTACTTTCAAGTTGTATTAACCCGCTAGTATTAGGTACTGTTTCAGGACCCATTAAATCATCCGCTAAAGTCTGGTCATCTTCTGGTATAACCCCGCCTTCTTTCAACCAATCTTTCATATTAGCCCACATCTCAGCACGTTTATTTTTGCAGTCTTGCCTGTTTGACTTCCCGCCAAAAGCAATCAGTGTCCACGATCTGCCCCATGCGTCACCAGCACTCTTGATTCCTGTACCATAGCCTAGATCAATAAACACCGCATCAGCCTTGTATTCGTCCTCGAATCTGGCTAATATGCCTGCTATTTCAATGTCGTTATCGTTCTTAGTAGTCGCAAACAGCTTTTTCGTGAATAGCCCTTGCCTAAGATAAATAACTGTTTCGTCTCCTCCTGTCCATGCAGGATCACAGGCTATAATCACAGGAGCAAATCTAAATTGCTTTTCTTGTAACGTCCTACGTCTTGCTTCATCAACTAAGGCGGTACTAATAAATTGTTTATCACTAGCAGAAGGGAATTCGCCCTTCACGCGAATTTTAAAGAAGTCACTATCCTCGCCGTATTGCACCCGCCAACCCTCAAGTTCAGCCTTGTTACTTATCTTAACAGTTCGGCTATCAATTTGTTTACGGTTCCATAAACTTCTGTTTTTATGAAAGCAAGCATGAAAACGGCCACTACTCTGAGTAGGATTTCCAAACACACACCAAATGATTTCCGTATCAGCATCTGTCATTGCACCTTCAGCTACTTCCCAAATGATATCCGATATCTCAGAAGCTTCATCGAATATAACCAGAGTTCGCTTGCCTTGGTTATGTAAACCCGCAAACGCTGCAGGATTACTATCATTCCATGGTATTGCATCTATACGCCATGTCTTTTCATGACCTTCTTGGTTAGAATAAATGCTTGTTGCTGAATAAGTGAATAAATCTCTTGCTACAAACAAGTAATACCATTTAGCTAACTCTGCCCAGGTTTTTGTTTTGAGTTGTGTATCTGTATTCGCCGTAACAACGCCCTTTGTATCTTCATGTGTCGATATAGCCCACAGAATAATCCATGCCACCATAGCAGACTTACCAATGCCATGTCCGGATGCAACGGCTTCACGGATAACCTGATCTGGCGTTTTTAATCCTTCTTTGATATCGTTCAGCAGTTCTATCTGCCATTCATCAGGTCCTGCTTTGTCTTCAAGTTGAGTATTCGGTTCTCCCCACGGGAATGCAAGCCGTACGAACTCCAAAGGATCTTTACTGACACTTCCAAGAAAGTCTGTTAATGCCTTTATATCCTTTTCTGATAAAGCAACTCTAGGCATCGCTATCACCCTTCTTACGACGGCTAGCAATTAAACCAGCAATATCGCCTTCAATATTTACATCTAGTTGTTCTTTAAACAGCATATAGCGCTTACCCAATAGTTCTGCTGCCTTAGTCCTATCACTTAGTCCAGCATCTAATCCAAACTGGTCCTTTTCTTCTCCACGCATTACTCTTGTTAAATATTCAAGAACATCTTCAGCTGTAGCAATCTTATCACTATCAACTGCTGCCATTCGTGCATCTAAATATTGCTTCACCTTGTTATTCCTTAGCAGTTTACTAGCACTGGCCGCCGCTGAATTATCAGTCTTACACGTTGGATACGCTTTTTTGTATGCTTCAGTTTGATTACCGGTTTCTATAAAGTAATCAACAAAATTCTTCTGTGCTTGACTAATTTCATCCACTGTTATCACCTGCCTTTAACACATTCACCAAATAATACAGGATATCTATTTCTCTAAACGACCTTGCTACTTCTACTCTAACATTGGCACCTTTATTTCTCTTTCGTTCAGCTTTATCAGGATATTTCTCTTTATATTCATCCCAGGGCATTAGATGATCTAGTTTATACATAGTACAGACTTTAGAAAGTTTCTCGCTGTATACCTGTTCTCTTGAATATAGATAAATCATTCCTTTTAGCTCTAATGCCTTTGCTATCTTCTTTATCTTGCCGGTCAGATTTATCCTCATATCTCCTCACCACCTTTGCAAATAAAAAAGCACCTAACCGAAGTTAAGTGCCTTTATATTAAGTTTTATGCTAAACTTTGATGTATATTACCGTGTTTTATCGGTTTTTCAACGCCGAATTATTTATGTAGATTAAATTGGCGGAAGGCACAGGACTTGAACCTGCAAGCCGATTGCTCGACTGACGCCTTAGCAGGGCGCTGCGTTACCGATTACGCCAACCTTCCGTATGGCGGAGCAGGTAGGATTCGAACCCACACAGCGTATCCCTACGCCCTATCAGTTTTCAAGACTGCTCTCTTAGCCGTTTGAGTACTGCTCCATTAATGCCGCTGTATTACCCCAACGGCGCCGCGTTTGAGTACCATTGAAGATTACACTACTCTCAAACCCAAGCTTGTTGTAAGCCTACTTACTTATAATACTATTTTAACTCATCAGAACAGGTAATTTGTCGGATACATTTTTAATTCTCAATAAATTTTTTTCGAGTGCTAAAACGACAGCATCGTTTAAAAACTCTTCGCGAAGCTCGTAGTAAGTATCTCTATTCATACCTTTTAGTCCAGCAATTACTCCTGGCGACTTATTATATTCATAACGCTGGAACATAGCATCTCCTGCTGCTTGTTTCTTATGAACCTTATATGTCTCAGCTATTACTTCAAGCCATGCTTCAGGATTTATTACTATAGTTTGATAAGGGCCTTGTCCCCACGAAATCATCTTGATCGGTTCAATATTCTTTAGTGCAGATGTTTCTGTTGGATTACTTATAAAAGCATGACCTCCACCCCCAGTATGCCCTTTCTTTGCAGTACGCTGCTCTCTTTCATCATCAACAGCTTTCTGAATATATTTCCTATTCAAAAAATACCACTCTGTATGCTTTCGTAACAGTTCTATTATCATATCAGTCTCCACAAAATGATAGCTTTGCTTTACTTTTTAAGTCTGACAGGCTAATTTTTATTTCATAAGCTCGAAAGACGTTAGTGCTACTCATTGTCATAAAATCAACATATTCGTCCCCATAACCAGCGCCCAAGCAAACTTCATAGCACCCATATACACCTGGGGCATCAGCTTTAGTGTAATGCAACAGCGCTTTTTTAATTTCTTTAGTCAATTCCGTTTCAGCCATTTCACCATCTCCTATACCTCTCTAAAATCAATACCTGGGTACCGATAAAGCAGCATCTTTTTCTTTAGCAAATACACCTGAGTCCGCATACCCTTTGTATCAACGTAATATATATGCCCGTCAGCTTCCGTCACCTTAAAATCAGCTCGATAAATAATCGGCCTTATCTTTTTACCTGCAACCTCATAAGCAGGCTGTAAAACGAATTCAGGCTGTAATTCAATGCTTTTTACTGCACCGGTACGCTGCTGCCAAAGTAGGTCCTCATAATATTTTGCTTCTTTCCTGCTATCAAAGCGAATCCCGTCAACCTCAGTTATTGCATTGCCATATTTCAGCACAGGTACAGCCCCGGGTAAATTCGCCGGCGCCGTTACGCTGTCCGAACGTATTTTACTTACAAGGTGTGCCGGCAGTTCATTCCACGTCGTCATTGGTACATCGCCAAAGCATCTTCAAGTTCTTCCTTTTCTCTCCGATACCGAGCAGCCTTAGCACTAATCTGGCTATTCTTCCAGCGCAGATGTCTAAGTTCCGTCAGTATCTGCATAAGCACTGGTTTCAATACTGGTACATACTGATCGCCTGGTTCTTTTTCGATTAACGCCATCATAATTTTTATATTTATTGGTCTCATAGTTTACCACTCCAAACTTATATTAATCAGTAACTCTGTCACTGGCTCTAGCACCTTTGCAAAACACAACCCAACGAGTATTAACTCTTTTATCCCCAAATAGCGGCTGTTCCGGTGCAAGTTTTATAACCTCGCTAAATGGTATTTGCTCTGTATTCCACTTAAAAACCAACGTTCCGAATGGGCGCAGCACTCTAAAACACTCTGCAAATCCTGCTTTAATATCAGCTTTCCAGTTTTCATCCAACACCCCATATTTCTGCGCCAGCCACGACGTTTTACCAGCTCTAACCAAGTGGGGCGGATCAAAAACCACTAAATCAAAGTAATTGTCTGCATATATCATTTTTCTAAAATCGCCAAAAAGTCCAGGGGTAATTTCCAGTTTCCGCCCATCACATAGCGTAGTATCCAATTCTCTGTTATCCTGATAAACTGTATATTTATTATCTCGATCATACCAAAACATTCTACTGCCACAACAAGCGTCAAGTATTCTTGTTCTCGTCATATTTCCAACTCCTTATATTTAATTGGTATCTCGGCTTCTGCCGCTATACCTTGCATAACATATAGTGCATTAGGTAGAGCTATTCCATTGCCCCACATCTTATATTCAGAGCTATCTGTATGAAGTTTGTTATACCATGTAAGGATCTGAGGCTTGGTATATTCTTTAGTTTGTTTGCCATTTATGGCAGCGTGGGTATTTCGGACAGCTAACCAAAATTGAAATTCTTCGTCCGTGAGGTTTTCTTTATAGTCGGGGTGTCCCCATAAATCAGGGAAGCCTTGAAGTCTTGCGCATTCGGTGGGGGTTAAGCGGAGTACTAAGTAACGCGCCTGCACTGCCGCTGGACCTCTTGCGACAAGGGTTGGGCAAATTCCATCGGTGTAGTATTGCGGGTCATATTTTGCATTTTTACCCTGATTGAAAAAAGCTCGGTCTAAAATTATCGGCTTTTCCTCTGCCGGTCGGTCTATAGTATTCAGCGTGTAGCACTCATTTTCTCTCCAGCCTTTCCCGTTACAGCCTGCCGTATCTGCTCGATCTATGCCGTTACCTTGCAGACAGTAAACAACACCTGGTACATTATTGCCGCCTGTACCGCATCTTGCGGTTAAGGTAGGCGTTTTTTCTATGTATTCGCTCGGAGTACGTAACCTGGCTTCTCCTATGTCATAACAACGTACTGCAGGTTCGACGACCAAACACGTGTAATCTGTAACACGATTGTTATGGTCTCCTGTTATAGTCGGTACAGTTTCACCGTCACCATTTCCCCTTGTGTCGTATACTACGGCTGGGACAGCACCTGCTCTCAGTGTAGGGCTTTGTTCTTCTGCATAGCCTACACCTCTTGTTTTTGCGCTTTCTTCTGGACAAAAACCAGCGGATACAGTTATACATGGTGGGTTTTTATAATGCGTTGCTTTCAGACAGGGGGCTGTATCGCCCTGCCATGCGGTTTCAGCTTTGCCTCCGATACTGTCAACGATAATCGGCTGGAACAGGTATTGATCGTTGTTTGTCGCCAGTGTGGCGCTTTTGTCCTTTTGAACCAGTGCGCCCTTACCGCCGCCTTCACAGCCTGAGCGTATTTTTAAGGTGTAAGGGACCATTGCACAGGGATAACCTTGTCCCGCTTGACCACCGCCACCGGATAAAGCCGTGTGCCGTTCCTGCGATATAAAAGCATCACCATTACCTTTAGTCGTTATGCCGTAAGTATTTTGTACGTCTAAGCATTTTGCTTCTCCCGCTCTATCATCTGCTCCAACGCAGTTTTGAGCATCGGCGGCAATTCCTTGCCACGGCGTTCTGCCCGCCTCAAAATACCCTCGCAGGCTTTCGCGCTTAAATAGTATTTCTTGGGCACATTCGCCTCTAAAATCTGCGACAAGGTAGATTCTACGGCGACGCTGGGGGACTCCCCAATATTGCGCATCAAAAACTCGGTACGCAAGGCTCCATCCGTCTCCACTGATACAATCTGCATATGCCCAGCCAGCTTGCGGAACCGCAGGCATAACGGCGTCCGGTTCCGTGATTTTAATAAATTCTTCAAGCACAAGCCTGAAATCTTCTCCCCGATTACTGCTAAATGCTCCTGGTACATTTTCCCAAACAGCGAATCTTGGATAAATTCCATTTGTTTTAACCCTCATTTCTTTTATTATTCGGATTGCCTCCATAAACAACCCGCTTCGTGTTGTTTCTTCGTCGCCGACAGCCGTATGCTTCAAACCAGCACGTTTACCCGCTACTGACATGTCTTGACATGGGCTTCCGAAAGTTATAATGTCCACTGGTTCTATCTCTGCACCTTTGATTCTGCTTACATCACCCAAGTGCTTCATGGTTGGGAAACGGCTTTTAGTAACAGCTATTGGATATGGTTCAACTTCCGATGCATAAACAGGCTCTATTCCGCACAAGCTTGCTGCTAAAGGAAATCCTCCACTGCCATCAAATAAGCTCATTAGTTTCATATCAATCTCCTAAAATTCATTGTCCTCGCTACTTATGCTAACGCATTCCTTGTCCTTCAATCTTTTAAAGTTATTAAATATCTCCCGTGCTGTAACAGCCCGCATATCATCGGACCACATCAAGCAGTTCGGGCAAATATGCACCTCAAAATATCGGCCTCTGGTTACGTGACTACCCGCCGTTGTATTCTTATGGCATATGTCGCAATTCATAATCTCACCTCAAAACGGTTCTGACTTATTAGTGTTCAGCTTGTCAAAATATTCTTCGCCTAAAATCTGTAGTTCTGCCATATCTGCAGCAAGGTTATATATTTTTGCGTGCTTATTATTTCCATGTGTATCGGTAACCTTAGCTCTAAATTCGGCAATAGTCCCTAAGAAACAACCACAAGACACTGTTATACCTTTGTCTTTATTTTTGAAAAATGTCGTAAAACTAAATCTACTACCAATGCGACCGATCAATAAATAGTCAGCGTTGCCGTACACCTCAGCGTCGCCGCACACCTTAGCGTTGCCGTACACCTCAGCGTCGCCGCACACCCTAGCGTTGCCGCACACCCAAGCGTTGCCGCACACCTCAGCGTCGCCGTACACCTCAGCGTTGCCGTACACCCTAGCGTCGCCGCACACCTCAGCGTCGCCGTACACCCTAGCGTTGCC